ACGACTGCACAGTGGGTTGCTGGCGATTATTGGTACAGCCTGCGCACCACGAACGGCAGCGCGACGCTGGAGGTTTCCAGCGGCCAGCTGACCATCCTGCGCGACCTGGCGGCAATCACGACGCCGTATGACGGGCGCACGCCGGAAGCCATCGCCCTGGATGCCATCGACGCGGTTATCTCGAAACGCGCGACGCAGGACCAGCAGCGCTACAAGATCAACAACCGCGAGCTGTGGCGAACGCCAATCGCTGATCTGCTGAAGCTGCGCGCTTATTACGCGACGCGCGTCGCTCGCCAGCGCCGAAAATCGGGCTTCGGCCGGCCCATCATTGTGAAGTTCAGCGAACGATGAAACTATTTCCTTTCGGCCGACGTTCTGCCGGGCCTGAGCCGCAGCCTGGTACGCCCATTTCTGACGAGCTGCCGGCGGCCAAGCGCCGCAAGTTCGGCCGCTCGATGATTGCCGGCCTGTTCAAGTCTTCGTTCGTCGATCCCAACGACAAATGGGGCTCGCTGCCGCTGCCGATTGACGAGTTCATTACGCTGCGCCAGCCGGCGCTCGTGGCGCGCTCGCGCGAGCAGTGGTCGAACAACGACTACATGCGCGCGTTCGTGCGTCGGTGCCGACAGAACATCGTCGGCCATCACGGCATTCGCCTGCAGGCAAAGGCGACGCTGGCAAACGGCAAGACGGACAAGAACGCAAACGACGCCATCGAGGCGGCCTGGCGGCAGTGGGGCCTGGCAGGCAACTGCGACGTGACGGGGAAATACACCTGGCGCGCGCTGCAGGCGCTGGCCGTCGAGCACGCGTCGCGTGACGGCGAATTCATTTTCCGCAAGGTGTACGGCGCCGACGCCGGCCCGTTCGGCTTCGCGCTTCAGGCAATCGACCCGCAGCGCCTGCCGGTCCGCTACCAGGATTCGAATTTCGGCAAGAACGGTCACTTCATCCGCCAGGGGATCGAGTTCAACCGCTACGGCAAGCCCGTTGCATACCACTTCACGAGTACGGACGAGTGGGACGCATATTTCTATTACAGCGTCAGCGGCAAGGGGTTCGTGCGCGTCCCGGCGGACGAAATCATCCACGGGTTCGTCACGGAATGGGCGAGCCAACGGCGCGGCATCCCCTGGGCGGCCACGTCGCTGTTCCGCTTGCATCACCTGAACGGCTTCGAAGACGCGGCCGTGCAGAATGCGCGCGCGTCCGCGTCGAAGATGGGTTTCATTCAGTACCGCGAGGGCTTCGGTCCTGAAGCGGATGATTCGACGAACGTCGCGGATAGCATCAACGCCGAGCCGCTGTCGTTCCACGAGCTGCCCGAGGGCGCCGAGCTGGCCGAATGGAATCCGCAGTACCCCAGTGGCGAGTTCGCGGCGTTCAACAAAGCGATGCTGCGCGGCGCTGGCGCCGGTATGGGCGTGGCGTACAACGGCCTGGCGAATGACCTGGAGGGCGTGAATTTCTCCAGCATCCGTGACGGCAAGGTGGACGAGCGCGACAACTGGAAAGAGCTGCAGACGTGGCTGATCGAAGCGCTGTGCCAGCCCGTATTCGAAGAATGGCTGAAGCTGTCTCTTATCGCGAGCCTGATCGTGAAGAAGGACGGCAAGCCGCTGCCTGCATCGCGCGTGGCCGCATACAAGGATGCTCACTGGCAGCCGCGCCGATGGGAATGGATTGACCCGAAGTCGGATGCGACGGCGAAGGTAACGGAAGTGCGCGGCGGCTTCACGTCCCCTTCGCAAGTCATCCGCGAGCGCGGCCACGACCCCGAAACTGTTTTCAAGGAAATCGCAGACGATATGGCGCTGATGAAGGCGTCCGGCATCCCCGAAACCATCGTCAACATCATCTTTGGCGTTGCGCCCGCACCCGAAGCGGCCCCGAGCAAGGGCGACGTTTCCCAAGGCAAGGAACCGAAGCAATGAACATCATGACCCGCGACGGCGCGCCGTCGCAAACGAACAAGCTGGCCGAGCGACTGCACGAAATCCGCGAGAAAGGCGGCCTGCGGCGAGTCGCGAGCGTCGGCGCCGTTGACCTGGAAGCGCGCACGGTCGAGCTGTCGTTTTCCAGTGAGAACGACACGATTGAACGATGGTTCGGCATCGAGGTTCTGTCGCACGCGGCCGGCGCTGTCGATATGTCGCGCCTTGCGAATGGCGCCCCCGTTCTCTGGATGCACGACTGGGGCGACCAGCGCGGCGTAGTCGAGTCTGCGCGCATCGATGCGGACCGGAAGGGCCGCGCCATCGTGCGTATCAGCCGCTCGCCAGCCGGCGAACAGCTGCTGCAGGACATTGCTGACGGAATCATCACCAAGGTCTCCGTGGGCTACCTGGTCAACGGCATGAAGCTGTCGGAAGAGCGCGACGGCATCGACGTGTACCTGGTGACGGACTGGCAGCCCTTCGAAATCAGTTTCGTGTCCGTTCCCGCCGACGACACCGTGGGCGTAGGTCGTAGCGCGCAGAACCCACAAGAGGAAACGCCCGCAAAGCCGGCGGACAATCCGACCATCGAAATTCCGATTTCTGAACCGACCAACACACGGACAGACCCAACCATGAAAGAGAAGATTTTGCGTGACGCTGCGGGCAATCTCGTCCGTGCGATGGTGGACGAGCAAGACAACATCGTGAAGGTTGTTGAAATGCTCGAACAGGCCGGCGCCGAGTCGCGCGCGGCGTCGCAGCGCGGCCAGGATGCAGAACGCGCCCGCGTCCGCGAGCTGACGGAAATGGGCAAGCAGTACGGCGAGACGGACAAGGCGTTGCAGTTCATCGCCGAGGGCAAGTCGGCAGAAGACTTCCGCCGCGAGCTGCTGGCCGATTTTGCATCGAAGCGCGCAGCGCGCCCCATGTCCGATCAGGTGAAGGATGGCGAAGTCGGCATGACCGACAAAGAGGCGCGCTCGTATTCGATCATGCGCGCCATCCGCGCGCTGGCGAACCCGAGCAATGCCGCGTTCCAGAAAGAAGCCGCCTTCGAACTCGAATGCTCGCGTGCCGCCGAACAGAAGGCCGGCAAGCAGTCGCGCGGCCTGATGATCCCGGCCGACGTGCTGAATCGTGCATTCAGCACCACGAACCCGAGCGGCGGCCCCGGTTCGAACGCGATTGCGACGAACCTGCTGGCCGATCAGTTCATCGAGCTGCTGCGCCATCGTACCTGGGCGCTGAAACGCGTCACCACGATGGGCGGCCTGGTCGGCAACGTCGAAATCCCGCGCCAGAACAGCGCGTCGCAAACCTACTGGGTGGGTGAAGGCGGCACGCCGACCGAAGGCGAACCGGGTATCGACCAGGTGGGTTTCTCGCCCAAGACGCTGGGCGCGTACACCGATATCACGCGGCGACTGATGCTCCAATCGACGCCGGATGCAGAGCGCATCGTACGCGACGACTTGCTGAAGATCATGGCGCTCGCGCTCGATAAGGCGGTGCTCTACGGCAGCGGTTCGGCAAACCAGCCGAAGGGGCTCATTCAGCAAACCGGCATCCACGCCGTGCAGTTCGCCGCGACGAATCCGGCGTTCACGGAATACGTGCAGATGGAAACGGACGTTGCTGCTGCGGACGCCGATGTGGGCTCGCTGTCGTACGTGCTGAACCCGGTTCAGCGCGGCGCGGCTAAGACCACGCTGAAGTTCCCCGGCGTCAACGGTTCGCAGACGATTTGGGAGCAAGGCAACACGATCAACGGTTACGAAACCGACGTGACGAACCAGATTGCTGCCGGCGATGTGTTTTTCGGCAACTGGGGGGACTTCATCGTGGCGATGTGGTCGGGCTTGGATATGATGGTCGATCCGTACAGCCTGAGCACCAGCGGCGGCACGCGCATCGTGGTGTTCCAAGACGTGGACATGAATATCCGTCACCCGCAGTCGTTCACCTACGGCAGCGCTACCGCAACGCCGGCACCGTAATCCGGGCCGCGTAGTTCGAAGCGATGGGCCGCCATATCCGGCGGCCCATTTCACCAGAAGCAGAAGGGGAAGCCATGAGTTTCACGGAAGGCATCGTGCAATTGCGCATCACTAGCGCCACAGTAATCGACGGCGTGATTGTGCGCGTCGGCCAGCTGGTGGAAATGGTGGAAAGCGAAGCGAAGCAGCTGCTTCGTCTTGGCAAGGCGGAAATTCACGCTGTTGCCGGCAATGGCGCGGACGCCGACCAGGCCGCAGCCGCGCAAGCTGCCGCAGCAGCCGCGCAAGCCGCGACGCAACCGCCCCCGACCGTCATTCCGAAAACCCCCAGCAAAGCGAAATAATGGAAACCATCAACGCAATTTCCCTTCGTGCGGCAGCTGCCATCACGGCCACCGACACGGGCGCGGCTGTCAAGCTGCCGTTCATGACGGGCAACGGCTATGTCCTGCTGAATTCGTCGGCAGCGACGGGCGCCGACAACGTGAGCGCGGTCAAGCTGCAGCACAGCGACGACGGCGCAACGAACTGGACCGATACGGGCGTCGCATTCGCGAACGTTACGAATTCGGGCGCCAGCTTCCAGGCGCTATATGTATCGCTGGACCAGTTCAAGCGATATGTGCGTGCCGTGAACACGCTGACCGGCACCACGCCAGGCGTGACCTACAGCGTTTCGATGCTCGGAAAGCCGCACTGATATGCCGCATCCGTCCTGGGACAACCCGGCGGACTTCATCAACGCCGACGAATTCGCCGTGAAGGCCATCATCCAGTTTCAGGCTGGTGGCTCGCGCGATATCGTCGGCGTCTATGACGGCCCATACCGCGAAGGCGAGCTGGACGACTATCGGCAGGACACGACCAAGCCGCGATTTACGTGCGTGGAAGGCACGTGCGTCGGGGCCAGGCGCGGCGACAGCATCGTGGTGTACGAAGCGGACGGCGTGACGGTGTTCGGCACGTTCGGAATCCTGTCGTATCCGCAGCCTGACGGCACCGGCATGGAAGTGCTGGAGCTGGCCGAATCGTGATCCACTTTGATATCGAGTGGGACGAGCTGAAGCGCGTCGGCGACGAACTTAGCGCGTCGGAAAAGCAAATCAAGTTCGCGTTGTCGCGCGCGCTGAAGCGCACGGCGTCGAAGCTGCGAACGCTGTCGGCACGCGGCCTGCGTGACGAGTTGGAGTTAAAGCGTTTAAACGCACTCCGAAAGCGCCTGAAGTCAATCAAGCTGCGCGGCGACAAGCTGGAGGGCGTTCGCCTGTGGTACGGCCTCAACGACATGCCTGTGTCGTGGTTCAAGGGCACGCCAGTGCAAACGCAGAGCGGCGCCAAGTTTCGCGGCAAGGAATTCCCCGGCGCATTCGTCGCGCGCAGCAACTACACGCGCGGGAAAACGATTTTCAAGCGCACTGGTAAGTCGCGACTGCACATCGAAGAGCAGCTGATGCCCGTTCAAGACCAGGCGGACGTTTTTATCGAGGATAAGATTTTCGTGCTGGTCGAAGCGATTTTCTGGCCGCTGTTCAGGCGCGAGCTGGCCGCGCGCGTGAAATACCATATCGGGCAGGCGTAGCATGGATGCAAACACGAACGTTGACCTGGACGCGCTGCACGACGCCATCGTGGCGGATATCAAGGCGCAGTTTCCCAGCATTCAAACCGTCGAGTTCTACCGCACGGAAGAGCGCAAGGGCGGCCTGGTCGGGTTGCCGCTGCCGGCAATCATCCTGGACCTGTCGGAGATGGAGCCCGACATGGAAATCGACCCCGGAACCGAACAGTTGGCAGTGCATGCGCGTTTCGAGGCGGAAATCATTTTCGGCTTCCAAACGCCCGACGTGAAGCGCGCCATTCGCAAGTTCGCTGCAGCGTTCGGCGCGTGGCTGCGGCTGCGCCGATGGACCGGCGTTCGCACCGGCCCCGCGTACGTCACGAGCATGCACCGTAGCGAATTCAACCCCGAGCTGGACCAGTACGAAGTCTGGTGCGTGGAGTGGACGCAGCCGGTTCACCTGGGCGATACCGTCTGGACGAACGACGGCACGGTGCCCACTCAGGTGTTCGCCGGGTACTCGCCGGATATCGGCGCCGGCCACCAGGGCGACTACATGAAGGTGACGCCGTGAGCGATTACGATCTGTCGGAGACGTATCGCAAGCTGGCGGCACTGATCCGCTTCGGCACGATTGCCAGCGTTGACCTAGCGAACGCCCTAGTGACGTGCACCATCGGCGATCTGACGACGGATGCCATTCCGTGGTTCGCGGGGCGTGCCGGCGGCACGCGCAAGTGGTCGGCCCCGACTGTCGGCGAACAAGTCGTGGTGTTCGCGCCTGGCGGCGATACGTCACTGGGGTTCGCGATGCCTGGATTCTACCAGGACAGCTTCGCCGCACCGTCGAGTAGCGCGACCGTTGACATGGTGGAGTTCTTAGACGGCAGCACCGTGCAGTACGACAGCAGCAGCAACACGCTAACGGTGAGCGTTTCCGGGAACGGCAATGTTGTCGTGAACTGCCAACAAGCGACGGTGAACGCGTCCACCAGCGTTACGCTGAACACGCCGAACACCCACGCGACTGGGAACGTGCAGATTGACGGAAATCTCGGCGTCACGGGCACGATGGCAATCCAGGGTGTCGGCGCATCGGGCGGCAATGTGTCCACGTTTGCGGGCAGCATCCACGTGACAAGCGGCGATGTGACGGCAGACGGTATCAGCCTGAAGCATCACACCCACACCGACCCGCAAGGCGGCACGGTCGGCCCCCCGCAGTAACCGCAGAACCCACAAGAGGAACGATGCATTCATGCCGTCGAGAATGGCGGCATGAACGGCACCAACGCATCCACCGGCAAATGGCTGACTGGACTGGATCACCTGCGCCAGTCAATCACCGACATTCTCATGACGCCTATCGGCAGTCGTGTGATGCGTCGCGACTATGGCAGCCGGCTGCCCGAACTGGTGGACGCGCCGATGAACGGCGAAACCATCATGGACCTGTACGCGGCGACCGCGGATGCCCTGCAGACCTGGGAGCCACGCATCCAGGTGACGCAAGTTTCTCTGTCGAGCGCAACGCCTGGCGCCGTCGAAATCGACGTGACGGGGATCTACCTGCCAGATGGGCAAGTGGTGACGCTTGACGGCATCAAGGTGAACTGATGCCGGCAACCATCGCAACCGTCGATCTTTCGCAGCTGCCGAAGCCGGCCGTTATCGAAGCTTTGGACTTCGAAACGATTCTGGCGGACATGCTGGCCGACCTGCAATCGCGCGCCGCGCTGTCGGGCACGCCATTTACTGCGCTGGTGGAATCGGACCCGGCATACAAGATTCTCGAAGTCGCGGCGTATCGCGAACTGCTGATGCGTCAGCGCGTGAACGAGGCAGCGACCGCCGTCATGCTGGCGTATGCGGCTGGTCCTGACCTGGACAACATCGGCGCCAATTATGACTGCCAGCGCCTGACTATCACGCCGGCCGACAATACGACGATCCCGCCGACGCCGGCTGTCATGGAGTCGGACGCGGATTACCGCGCGCGCATCCAGCTATCGATGGAAGGCTACACGTGCGCCGGCCCCGTGGGTGCGTACCTGTTCCTGACGAAATCGGCTTCTGCCGATGTGCTTGACGCGAGCATTACGAGCCCCGTCGCTGGCACCGTCCTGGTGTCCGTGTTGTCGCGCACTGGTGACGGCACGGCGCCATCGGCGACGATTGCGGCGGTCCAGGCCGCGCTGACGGCCGAAGACGTTCGCCCCCTCTGCGATACGGTGAATGTGCAGGGCGCCGGCATCGTCCACTACACCATCAACGCGACGCTGACGTTTTTCGCCAGCGTCGATATCGCCACCGTCACGGCTAACGCTCAGGCGAGCGCGCAGGCATATGCCGATGCGTGCCACAAGGTGGGCCGCAGCGTGACGGTGGCGGGCGTGCATGGCGCGCTCATGGTGGCGGGCGTCGTGAACGCCGTGCTGCAGGCGCCAGGCATCACGGCGGATATCGTCCCGAGCGCGACGCAGGCGACGTACTGCACGAGCATCACGCTGGTGAATGGGGGCATCGGTGGCTGACACGGACAGCCTTCTGCCGCCGAACGCGACGCCGTATGAGACGTGCCTGGAGGGTGCGATTTCGCGCATTTCAGACGTGCCGGTGCTCGTGCGCAACGTTTGGAATGCGCAGACGTGTCCCGCGCCGCTGCTGCCGTGGCTCGCATGGGCGCTGCGCGTCAACGAGTGGGACTCGAATTGGCCTGAAGCGACGCAGCGCGCCGTGATCGCATCGAGCGCGAAAGTGCATCGCGTGAAGGGCACCGTCGCATCGATAAAGAACGCACTGGCCGCCGCTGGATATCCTGGCGCGACCGTCGTCGAAGGTGCGGGCGCCTGGTATCTCAACGGCTCGCGCATGCTGAACGGCCAGGATTACCTGGGCGACGGCACGAAGTGGGCCTGGTATCGCGTGAAGCTGGCGCAGCCAATCGCGAACAGCCAGGTGGCCCAGGTGAAACGAATTCTCGCCGATACGGCCCCCGCGCGCTGCTACCTCGAAGCGCTGGATTTCTCGCAAGCCGCATTCCTGCTTGACGGCAGCGTGCAGCTGAACGGCTCTTATAACCTTGGACTGGCTCAATAATGGCGAATCTTCCTGAAGTCGATCAGTACGACGCGGGCGTATATCAGCTGGAGACGACCGACCCTGCACTGGGCGGCGCTAACGGCATCATGAACACCCCGCCCAAGAGCCTGGTGAACCGCACGCGTTACCTGCTGAACCGGATGCTTGATAGCGCGCTGTCGTTCGTCGTGGACAGCGGCGCGGTGAACGCCATTGTGGCGAGCTTCCCGCAGCCCATCGCCGCCCTGGTGGACGGCATGGAAGTGTCGTTCCGTGTTGCGGTTACGAACACGACTGCTACCACGCTGAAGCTGACGAACACGGGCGGCCCGACACTTACGACGCTTCCGATTTACGGTGCCGACTATGCAGCGCTCGCTGGCGGCGAACTGCCGGCAGGCGCGACGGTGCGCGCGAAGCTGAATATGTCGCTGAACTCCAGTAACGGCGCCTGGGTGGTGCAGTCGATTGCCGGCGGTTACGCGAAGATCATGACGCCGGCAGTTGGCGACGCGAGCACGAAGGCCGCGAACATGGCCGCGCTGTTCAACGCGGCGGATGGCATCGTTACGGTGAACGTCGGCGTGGGCGCCGATATTACGCTGACGGCGGCGCAGTACGGCATGGCGATTCTGAAGCTGTCGGGCACGCCAACGGCGCCCATCAACCTGATTCTGCCGGCGCAAAGCGGCCAGTGGATCATTTGGAATCAGCAAGGCGGCACGAACAACATCACGGCGAAGCCTTCGGGCGGCACTGGCGTGGTGCTGCCGCAAGGCAATGCCGCATCCATCGTCTGCAGCGACGGTGCCGTGGCATCGTTTGCGAGCGCGCAGGCAGGACAGGTGTCGTTCACGCCGGTGACGATTACCGGCGTCACGGGCACGACGCTTACGGTTTCTGGTGGATACACGCCTGGCGCGCTCATGATCGAGAAGAACGGCTATCTGCTGGAGCCTGGCGCGACGCCTCCCGACTTCACGGCGGCGACGAGCCCGACGATTACGCTCAAGACGGCCGCAGTTTCGACTGACGTTTTCACGGTCTACAAGTTCGTGACTTTCAATGTTGCGAACGCCGTGCAGAAGTCGGGCGACGTGATGGCCGGCGCACTGGCGCATGCTGGTGGCGATACCATCGCGGTCGATCCGGCGGCCAGCGACAACAGCACGAAGATTCCGAGCACGAAATGGATTTGGAACAACATCGTTGCGCTGGTGAGCAGCGTTATCGGGACGGTGCCGGGGCATGGGCAATGCCGGCTTTCCGTCGCGAGCACCACGCAGCTTAAGCTGTCCCCGTACAATGGGCAAAACATCATCATTGGCGGCACGGTCCAGCAAGTCCCGAGTGCTGGCGTAACGCTTAGCAACGCCGGCCTGTCTGCGTCCACGCTGTACTACGTCTATGCCTACATGAGCGCTGGCACGATGACGCTCGAAGCAGTGACGACGGCGCACGTTACGCAGCCTTCGAACGGCGTTGAAGTCAAAAGCACAGATTCTTCGCGCACGCTTGTGGGCATGATCTACACGAACGCAAGCAGCCAGTTCGTGGACTCGCTCACGTCGCGCACGTGCTTGAACTGGTTCAATCGGCGTTTGCTCGTCGGGAACGCGCAGGCGTCAAACCTGACATTTACGAACACCGGATTGGCTGAAGCATCCACTAGCGCGCGCATCTTATTCCTCGCATGGGCGGACGAGGCTGTGTACGCATGCGTAGACGGCTTCCTTACGGCAAGCAACGCGCCATATGGCGTGTCGGCGCAATCCTATGTCGATAGCGCCGCGTTCGGCCCCATCGTGACGGATAGCATTCCGACCACCAGCTATAACTACGGCTACTCGTCTGGCAACACCAACGCTCTTTCTGAGGGGGTGCATACGGCGCAAGTGTACGCCGGGCTATCCGGAACTGGCCCTACAGGAACTCTTGTTTCCTGCAACAACAAATTGATTACCCGAGGCTGACATATGGGAAAGCAAATCGGACCTTCGTTCATTGACGAGCTGACGGCATACGGCGGATTGGTCGGCCAACATTTCACCTGGCAGCCGGACGGCACAATCGAATTTTTCGACGACACGCCGGCCGCCGTCGTGCAGGGCGTGCAGGCCGTCTATGCCGCGCACGACCCGACGAAGCCGAGCGTTTCTGAGCGCACCGCGCAGCGCGATACGCTGATGCAATCCGCCGCGCTCGCGATGGCGCCGCTGGTGGACGCGGTGTCGCTTGGCACGGCAACGACGACCGAAACGGCAGCGCTTACCGCCTGGCGCGAATACCGCGTTGCGCTGAGCCGGCTTGACCTGACGCAATCGACGCTGACCTGGCCGCCATTGCCTGACGCATAACCCGTTTCGAACTCCAACCAAGGAAAGGTATGAGCCTTGCCGATGAATTCATTTCAGCAGCACCAGGAACCGTAAGCGAGTACGCCGGCATTAGCCTGCCCGCCGGCTATCTATGGGCGAATGGCGCGGCCGTAAGCCGTTCGACATACGCCAGACTTTTCGCCGCAATCACGCTTTCGCTGACCGGCACAACGACCAGCGGGGGCGCCAGCGTTTCCGCCGTATCGCAAGATATCACTGCGCTCGCCACGTCCCTGGTGGGAGCGCCGATTTCCGGCCCAGGCATTCCGGCCGGCACTACGATTTCCGCAGCCACATCGACCACGATTACGCTGTCGCAGAATGCAACGGCCAGCGCGTCGGGCGTCGCACTCGTCATCGCGCCGTTCGGCGTCGGTGACGGCAGCGCCACGTTCAATCTGCCGGATCGGCGCGGGCGTGTCGCTGCAGGCCACGACAAGATGGGCGCAGCATCCGCAGCGGGGCGCATGACAAGCGGCGGCGGCGGGGTGAGCGGTACGCTGCTGGGCGCAGCCGGCGGGGCAGAAACGCATACGCTGACGACGGCGGAAATGCCTGCGCACACGCATGCGAATACGCTGACAGATGGCGGCCACACGCATAGCGGAAGCTATCAGCCAGCCGGCGGAAGCACCGGCAGTTCCGGGACTGGTGGTGCAGCGATTTTCTGGACCGACACAAGCACCAGCATTCCAACTGCCACAACCGGAATCACCATCACCAACGCCAGCCAAGGCAGCGGCGGCGCACACACGATCATGCAGCCGTCCATCGTGATGAATCACATCATCAAGACGTAACGCAACGCTTGCCGCCCTTCGGGGCGGTTTTTATTGCGCAGAACCCACAAGAGGAAACGCGTCTGCCGCAGCGGGACAATACCCGCAATTTCGAGCAGTCCACACCAGGGACCCATTCATGGCTGACACATTCCTTCACGGCGTCGAAGTCGTAACCATCGACGACGGCCCGCGCCCCATTTCGGTAGTGAACACGTCCGTTATCGGGCTCGTCGGCACGGCCCCGAATGCGGACCCGAACGTCTTTCCGCTGAACACGCCGGTTCTGATCGCCGGCAGCCAGACGACGGCGGCGAAGCTGGACACGACCGTTTCCGACCTGACGCTGGGCGCCGGCACGCTGCCGGATGCCGTCGATTCGATTTTCAAGCAGACGGGCGCAGTCATCGTCGTGGTGCGCGTGGCGCAGTCGAACAACAGCGACACCGACCCCGGCACCATCGGCGCCGTCATCGGCGGCGTTGACCCGAGCACCGGCCAATACAAGGGCATCCAGGCATTCCTGGCGGCCGAGTCGATTGTCGGCTTCTCGCCGCGCATTCTGATTGCACCCGGATTCACGAACCAGCGCGTGCAGGGTGGCGTTATCGCGCTGAATTTCACGGCCGGCGCCGGCTACACCGATGGCACTTACAACCTGGTGGTGACGGGTGGCACTGGGGGCACTGGCGCTGCAGCTACGGCAACCATCACGGGCGGCAAAGTCGTATCTACTGCCATCGTCAATTCTGGCAGCGGCTATACGGTCGCGCCGAATTTCGCACTGCCTGCAGGCGCCGGCACGCCGACGACTGCCGCGACCTTCGCGGCCACGATTGGCACGGCTGGCAACGCGGTGGTGGCCGACCTGATCCCGATTGCGCAGCGCCTGCGCGCCGTCATCATTCAGGACGGGACGAACACGAACGACACGGACGCAATTTCGCAGGCCGGCGACTTCGGCAGCGAGCGCGTGTATTTGGTCGATCCCAAGTTCCTGAAGACGGACGGCAACGGCAACCTGATTCAGTCGTATTCCAGCGCGGCAGTGGCCGGCTTGCTCGCATTGAGCGACAACGAAAACGGCTGGTGGTGGTCGCCTTCGAACCAGCTGCTTGGCGGCGTCCAGGGAACATCGCGCGCAATCGACTTCAAGCTGGGCGACCCGAACTCGCGCGCCAATCTGCTGAACTCGAAGAACGTCGCGACCATCATCCGGTCGGGCGGCTATCGGCTGTGGGGAAATCGCACGCTGTCCGCCGATCCGAAATGGCAGTTCTTGTGCGTGGTGCGCACGGCCGATATCATCAACGACAGCTTGGCGGCGGCGCATCTTTGGGCGGTGGATCGTGGCATCACCAAGAACTACGTGACGGAAGTTATCGAGGGCGTGAACGCATTTTTGCGCAATCTCGTGAAGCTTGGCGCCATCCTGGGCGGGACCTGCTGGGCGGACCCCGACCTGAATACGGCGGATCAAGTCGCAGCAGGCCACGTGTACTTCGATTTCGATTTCACGCCAGCCTATCCGGCCGAACACGTCACGTTCCGTTCGCGGCTCGTGGACAACTACGTGCAAACGATTTTCAACTAACCGGCGCGGGCGCATAAGCGCCCTGCAGCACTCAGGAGCATAGGCACATGGCCGCTCGCGACGTATTGAAGAACCTTACCCTGTGGGTGGACGGCCGAGGCATGGCCGGCCAGGTGCAGGACGTGAACCCGCCGAAGCTGACGTTGAAGACGGACGAATTCATGGGCGGCGGCATGGTCGCGCCCGTGGCGATTACGGTCGGCATGGAAAAGCTGATGGCCGACTTCTCGCTGATCGCGTACGACAAGGACGTTCTGGCGCTGTTCGGTGTCGTGGAGGGCTCCACGGTGCCGCTGACGATTCGCGGTGCGCTGGAATCGTTCGATGGCACCGTTACGCCAATCGTGATGACGATGCGCGGGAAGATCACGGAACAGGACCCCGGCACCTGGAAGCCTGGCGAAGTCCCGTTCCTGAAAAACACGATGGCGCTGAACTACTACAAGCTTCAGCACGGCACGACGGTTGTCCACGAAATCGACGTGGAAAACATGATTGCCACCATCAACGGCACCGACACGCTGACGGCATTCCGCAGCGCGCTGGGCCTGTAATCGAGGCGCGGCCGGCACGCGCCGGCCATTATCCCGGTACTCGTTTAAACGGATAGAGAAATGGCAGAGAAGAACGCGGACTGGATGAAGGTGAACGCTGACGGCAGCACGACGGTTACGCTGTCGCGCCCGCTGGAAATCAATGGCGCGAAAGTCAGTTATCTGACGGTGCGCGAACCGACGCTGGACGATGAAATCGTCGCGAGCCATGTGCGCGGCAACGATCTGGAGCGCGAGCGAGCGTTTTTTGCGAACCTGTGCACCGTGGCGCCCGCTGATTTCAACAAGATCAGTTCGCGCGACTACCGGCGAGTGGGCGCCGCCGTATCCGCAAATTTTTCAGACTGAGCGCCGAATACATCCGCGACGGCGTTCTAGCGCTGGCTAGCCATACCGGTTGGTCGCAAGCGGAAATCCTTGGCATGAGGCAGTCGCGCTTCATGTTCTGGCTGGAAGGACTCAACAAAGGACCCTAACCCGGTATGGCGTCGAACAAGCGGCTATCCGCGACAATCACAATCGGCGGCGCCGTATCCGGGACCCTGGGGGCTGCGTTCGGCGCCATAGACGGCAAGCTGAAGCAGGTAGGGCGCGCGGTTTCCGACCTGACGAAGCGCCAGAAGACTCTGAACACCACAATCAGCGAAATGTCGCGCGCCGGCAGCAACGTGGATATGTTGCGCCGCGAGTACACGCGCCTGACGCAGCAGATTGACCGTGCTCGCCGCGCGCAGGTGCGCTTGACCGACGCGCAGAAGTTCAGCGAAAAAGCATCGAAGGTCGGCGGCGCGCTGAAGACTGGTGCCATGTATAGCGGCGCGGCCGGCGCCGGCATCGGCCTTTCTCTTTACGGCGGCGTAAAGCAAGCCGTGAGCCGCGAAAACGAAATCAACATTATCCGGAATTCCGGCCTGTCCAAGGCCGATCAGGACGCGTTAATATCGGCGGCCGGCGGCTCGCGCCAGTTCGGCGTATCCACGACCGAGGCATTCAAGACCGCGCGCGAGTTGCAGGCATCGCTGGGCAGTGCTTCGCATGCCATCGAGGCGCTACCGACCGCGCTACAGGCAAAATCCGGTCTGCAGCTGTACAACCGCCAGCACGTCGGCCACGAAATCGGCGATGACGCCATGTACTCGCTGGCGAAGATCGCCGACGAGCGCGGCGGCGCAGCGAATGCCGAAGCCATGCGCGAGCAGATGAACGCTGCGTTCAAGGGCATCACGGCGGCGCAGGGTAAAGTGTCCGCAGAAGACTGGCTGGCAGCGCAGCGTGGCGCGAAGGCAGCCGGCATCGGCCTGTCGAACGATGCATTTTTCGGCGACTCGTTCATGGTTCAGGCGCTGGGCGCTCCGCAGTACGGGAAGGCGCTCAGCACGCTGAACAACGCATGGATTGGCGGCCACCAGGACGCGCACAAGTTCACGAACATGCTTGCCGATGGGCTGCTTGATCGCACGAAGGTGAAGCTTAAGAACGGCCTGGTGACGGGATACACTTCTGACGCTCTGATTGGCAGCAAGCTGCTGATTCAGGATCAGCAGGCGTGGGCCGAGAAGTATCTCGTCCCGCTCGCCAAGCGCAAAGGCGTGGACCTGGCCGACGCAGCTGCCGTGCAGAAGTTCGTTTCCGATTACACGTCGAACACGAATGCCGGGAACGTCCTGTTCCAGCGCCTGTATAACCGGGTTGCAATCGAGCGCGACAGAAGCAACTACCTGAGCGCGCACGGCATCGCAGAGTCGAACGCGGCGAACCAGGCATCGACGGCCGGCAAAGAGGAAAACATTCGCGCGCGCTTCGAAGACGCCCAGGCGCGCGTCGGCAATGCGCTGCTGCCGGCGTTCACGGATGCGCTGAACAAGACTGCCGACGCGCTGGAGCGCGTGGACGGGTTCGCCAAGGAACACCCTCGCCTGTTTAACGGCATCGTCGTGGGCCTGGGGGCGACCGCCGCAGCGCTGACGGTTGCCGTCCCCGTGCTGCTGACAGCGAACGGGGTTTTGCAAACCATCGCGCTTGTGAAGTTGGCGCGCGCTGCGGCCGAAGTGGATACCGTCGTCAAGGCGATGGACGGCATAGAGGGCGCGGCTGGCGCGGCGGCTGGCGGCCTTGGGAAATTCCTTGGCATCTTCGGGCGACTTGCAAGCTTCGGCGGCATCGTCACGTCGATTGCCAACGCGACGACGGACCAGGAAGACGACGAGCTGAAGAACGGTAAAGCGAAGTGGGCCGCGCTGCGCGCGAAGTATCCGCAGTCCGTCATCGACGCGGCGCGCAAGAAATACCAGCCCTGGTATCAGTTCGGCGAAGGCTACGCGAGCGAGAATGAGGAATGGCTGAAGAAGTACGCGGCAGACCAGAAAGGCGCGCCCCCAGCCGTGCCGGCGCCAGCTGGCTCCAAGAGCGGCATGAATGTGACGACAAACGACACATACAACATCAACGTGACGCAGGCGCCTGGGCAGGACAGCCGCAGCTTTGCGCGGCAGCTGGCGGCGGAAATCCAGCGGCAACAGGGCGTCAAGCAACGGAGCAGCATGCATGATGGGGCGAGCCAATGAGTTTTGGGAGCATGGTTTCCGGCTTCGTGCCGATGTTGAGACTTACGCCATCCGGCTATTCGCAGACGACAGCGGCGGCCAAGAGCGCCCTGAATGGCAGCCTGAGCTATGGGCAGCTGAAGTCGGCTGCGAAAGAGCTGGCGAGCGGATTTAACTTCATCCTGAACGTTGCCGTGTATCAGGAAATGCACCGGAGCGCAGAGTATCGCTGGCCGTCGCAGGACCGCTTCGGGCAATTGCCTGCGCTGCAGTTCATCGGGCCAGGGGAAGAAATCATTTCGCTTCCCGGCATCATTTACCCGGAGTGGCGCGGCAGCCCTAACGCGATGGCGACGCTGCGAGCAATGGCGGCGAAGGGGCAGCCACAGATGATGATGGACGCGGGCGGCCGGATTTATGGACGATGGGTCATCGTCCAGGTGGACGAGACGCGCAGCATTTTCGCCGGCTTCGGCGTGCCGCGCAAAATCGAATTCGTCCTGACGCTGAAGCGATACGACGGCGAAGACAGGGCATTGCTGCAAGGCGTCACGGACGCCGTGACTAGCAAGATTTCCGGGCTGATCCCATGACAATGCAATACGTCACGAAGGACGGCGATGTGGCCGACGCCATCGCCTGGAATTACTACGGCACGCGGGACGGCCTGGTGGTCGAAAATCTCCTGGCCGCGAACCCTGGCCTCGCCGATTACGGCCCGATCCTGCCGGCCGGCGTGACGGTCACGCTGCCCGACCTGACGCCGACCCCGACGCAAAATACTGTGAAGCTATGGGACTGAGCGCGCAGCCTATCGCCCCCAGCGTCCGCCTGGTGGCGAACAGCAACGACATTACCGCCATCATCATGCAGCGGTTCGTGTCGCTGCACCTGACGGACGAGACGGGCAACACGAGCGACATGCTCGAAATCACCCTGTCTGACCACGACCCTAGCGCGCCGATTCAGTTTCCGCCGACCGGCGCGCAGCTGCAGCTGTCCCTGGGGTACGACGGCATCTATACCGACATGGGCTCGTTCATCGTGGATGAAATCGAGCTGTCGGGATGGCCTGGGCAGATGCACATTCGCGCGCGAGCTGCCGCGTTCGACATGGGCAACGACGGCGCATTCCACCTTCAAACGCAGAAGGTGCGCAGCTGGCCGGCGGGAACGACCATCGGCGCAATGGTTCAGAAGGTCGCAAAGGAACACGGCATGGCCGGCCTGGTGGCTGCATCACTGGCTGGCATCGCGCTGCCCCATGTGGACCAGCAGGACGAATCCGACCTGAACATGCTGCTGCGCATCGCGAAGAAGTACGACGCCGTGGTGAAGCCGAACGGCGCCAAGCTGGTGATGGCGAAGCGCGGCGAGTTCAAGAGCGTGAGCGGGCAAACGCTGCCCACGATCAGCCTGGATGCCAAGGACTGCAGCGGCTGGAGCATGACGCAGCAGCGACGCGAGACGGCTGGCACCGTCGTGGCCTACTACCATTCCACGAAGCAGGCCAAGCGGCATATGGTGTCGGTCGGTTCCGGCGAGCCCGTCAAGCGCATCAAGCAGTATTTCGTGACCCAGGCCGAAGCCCTGGCAGCGGCTCGCGCCGAGCTGGCTAAGCGCACGCGGGGGATGCTGAAGATGCACATCACCCTGACGGGGCGCCCCGGCATCGGAGCGGAATCCCAGGTGCAGCTGAGCGGCTGGCGCGACGGCGTGCCGGCGGACTGGATCGCCACACGAGTGGAACACGTGGTGGATTCGAGGGGGTACGAGTGCGCGCTGGAGCTGGAACAGCCCGACGCGGGCCAGCAGGACAGCGCGGAGGATGAAGCCGCGTGAACACTTCTGCGGTGGGGGTATCGCTGGGGGTATCGGATTGACGCCGAATCGCCTGGACCCTATAAACAAAGGGCCTGGCGAACCGTTCTATGTTCTCTTGAATAACATTTAAGCGCATAACGACGGTTCATCGGGCGTCACCTAGCATCACGCTAACCTCATGATGCTGCGTGCGTTTTCCATGTGGATGGAGAAATTACGCAGCGCTTTCAACGTATCCCATGATGTGAAATTGGGGGTACGATTGGGGGTATCGAAAGGACCCGACGAATGGCCGACAGCATCGCCCGCGCTCTATCCGACGCCAAAGTACGCAACGCCAAACCAGGCCAGAAGCCCGTCAAGCTGACGGACGGCGGCGGCCTGTTCCTGCTCGTGCAGCCGAACGGCTCGAAGCTGTGGCGCTATAAATTCAGGCTGGCAGGCCGCGAAGGGCTTCTGTCCATCGGGGCCTATCCCGACGTGTCGCTAGCCGCTGCCAGGGAACTGCACCAGGCTGCACGCGAGAAGGTGGCGGCCGGCGTCAACCCGGTGCAGGCGCGCCAGGTCGAGCGGCGCGAGGCGGCGCAGGTTGCGCTGCGCGATGAACGCGGCACGTTCGCCCAGGCGCTGAAGTCGTGGCAGGACGCCACCGAACCGTCGCTGGCAAAGCGTACCGTGGAGTGGCGCCGCTGGGAATGCGACAGGCACCTGATACCCGAGTTCGGCAGCCGAAAAATTTGGGAAATAACGCGCCTGGAGGTCGCCGATTTCCTGCGCCGAGTCGAGCGTGACGCCCCCAGCGTCGCGAAGATCGTCCGCACATTCCTGGTCCATATTTTCGAGCGCGCGATTGATGAAGGGCTGCTGGAAGTCAGCCCAGTGCCGTCCGTGCGGCTGCTGAAGCGTCGCCGCTGGGTGTCGCACCAGGCGATGGAGATTGACCGCTTCCCGGCGTTCATGGCGAAGCTGATGGCGGCCGACGCATCGCCGTACACGAAAGGCGCGCTGCTGCTGATCGTCCTGACGGCATGCCGCAAGACAGAGGCGGCCGGCGCGCGCTGGGCGGAATTCGACCTGGACCGCGCGCGCTGGGTGATCCCGCCCGAGCGGATGAAGAAGCGCCGCGAGCATTTCGTGCCGCTGTCCCGCCAGGCGGTGAAGCTGCTGCGCGCGATCCGCGAGTATTCCGGCGGCGGTGAATTCGTTTTTCCGCACTACTACAAGCCGCACGAGCCGATGCACCATACGACGCTTGGCCTGCTGATGCGCAAGGTGCGCGACGAAGCCGACACGGTGCACGGTTTCCGCTCGATGTTCAGCACGTACATGAACGGCAAGAAAGAGAACGCCGACGTGATCGAGCTGTGCCTGGCGCACGCGCCGGAAAACGTCGTGCGCGGCATCTACAACCGCTACCAGTACGAAGACGAGCGGCGCACGCTGCTGCAGCGCTGGGCGGATGACCTGGACGCCCTGGTGGCGAAATCGCTGGGCAGCGTGCCGCGCCTGGAAGTGGTAAAGAAACAACAGCGCGCGATTGCGGCGTGATGTATATTAAAGGCTCGTATCTGACCGATACTGTGGGTGTTCTCCACGCTGGCGCTTGGGGAGTATCACGACTGGCCGCCGTTAGCGGCCACCTTCACGTATGGCGATTGTCCGCTTGGGATGCGGGAAAATCCCCGCCAGAAATGGTGAGTGGTTTAGGGCGGTTCGAACCCGCCAACAGTCGCCAGTCGTGAGGGTTCGTCTAAGCGCAGGACACCGCGTCGAGCGGAGAATGCCACGTGGCACCGTGGCACCCTCAACCTTCACGCATGGCGATTGAATAAGCGTTAGCCGAAGTCGCTGCCGGCCAGTCGCCAGTCGTGAGGGTGAAAGCGGATAGGTAAATAGAACCGCTGCCTGCTTCGCAGGACGATTCCGTGACGGTCAATCGCGGGTAAACCCGTCCACCCTCTTCGCACAACTCAACAGTGAATGCCCGTTGACGCCGGAAACTGGAACAGGGCGGCTCGAAGCGAGCCACGAAACCCCGCCGAGCGCGGGGTTCTTCGTTTATGCGTCCACAAATGAAAAACCCCGCCGAAGCGGGGCTTTTCCTTACTGCGCCGGGGTGACGGTCGGCGGCGTCACGGGCGCTGCCGGCGCGACGACCGAGTAACCGTTTTCCTGCAGCAGCGCGATGGCGTCATCGATTGCGCTCTTGCCTTCGATGAAATCGACGAAGGCGTGCACTTCGTTGACGGCTTTCTGTTCGGCTTCTACGAGCCATCCGCGGATTTTGTCCATAGTAAGCATTTTGTATTGCCTCATTGGGTTGAGTGGATGCCGCAGAAACCCTGCGGCGCGGTGTAGGTTTCAGAACGGGATATCGTCGTCCATGTCATCGAGGCCGCCGCCTCGCGCCGGCTGCCCCGGCGTCGTCGGGCGTTGCGTGCGCTCGCGCGACTGCGTGGTGGCGCCATCGTTATCCTGGCCGGCACCGTTCGGCCCCAGCTGAATGTCATCGACAAGCGCAGCCAGCTTGACGCCCTGGCCGTTTCTCCCCTCGTAAGTCTCGATATGGATATCCGACAGGACGAAGTAGTGCATGCTGCCCTTCGTCAGATACTGCGCGAGCACTTCGGCGCGCTTGCCCCACAGCGACGCTTCGATCCATTGCGAAGGGCGTTTGCCGTCCGCGCCCTTCTTCCCATAGTTGAACGCGATGGAGAGATTGCAGACAGGATCGCCGCCAGGCGTGTATCGCACTTCGGCATCGCGGCCGAGCCGCCCCGGTCCAAGAGTTTTCATGATGTGGGATTTCCTATGATGCCCGCCGCAGCCGGCGGTGTTCGGTTTCGCACGCCGGCCCGCAGTACAGGCGCGCATTGTCGTTTGCCGCGAACGGTTCGGCGCAATGAGGGTTCAGGCACTCGCCGCGTGCGACAAGGTGCGTCGTGTTGCGGGCCAGGGCGCGATGCCGTTCCAACGCGTCCTGGGTGTTCACTTCGGCGGCTTCCTGCGCGCGGTCGAAATCGTCAGGCACGCGGGCAACCCTCGCAGAGCATTTCGCCTGGCCTGCCGTGGCAGTGGATCAGCCCCATGCCGTCGCTGCTGCACGGATCGCGGAGCAGCTTCGGCTTGTTGTCGTTGGACGCCTTCCCGATGCGCGAGGCGTCAGCATCCCGCTGCATCCGCTGCTCGACCAGCGTCGCATAGCCGACGATATCGTGCCAGTTGTCGATGTACGTCGGATCGCCGTTCAGCATCCGCGCGATTTTGTCGGCGATGACCGTAAGCGCCTGCTTCTGGTCGGGCGCGAGATTTTGCCATCCAGGCGCGCTTCGCATTGCGTCCTGTAGCCGCTGCGCAATCTGCGCGTGGTCTGCGAATTCGCCATATCTGGCGCCCCTTTCCTGCAACGTCTGCATTATCGTGGTCATGGCTTCGTGGTAGGTGAATTGTCGTTCGCGGCCACCATGTTGGCGGTTTCCCAGGCTTCGAGCTGCGCAATCGGATAGCGCACCTTGCTGCCAAGTTTCTGGTACGGCGGCCCCTTCTTTTGCGTGCGCCAGTTCGCGAGCGTTCCCGTGCTCACTGCGCCGTCCCATCGCTGCGAAACCTCTGCAGCGGTAAGGAATTTCGGTTGCCCCTGCCCCATGTGATACGTCCTTTCTTCGGTTAGGATGCGACGCCGAGTGCCGCATTCAAATCGTCGGCCTGGCGGTTGTCGTTCGCGGATGCGCGCGCCGCATCGAATGCCTGCGCGGATTTCTTCAGATCGTCGGGGCAGCCTTTCGGGCCTATTGCTTTCCGGATATTCGCCGGCAGCGCGCCCCATGCCTTCTGCAGCGCGTCCATCCCCTGTTCGCAGACGAGCTGCAGGCTATCGCGCGCGCGCTTCACTTCGTCGTCCACCGACTTGGCGCCGTCTACCCAGTCGCGTAGCTGCTTGCCGTGCGCTGCCGTCAGATAGCCCTTGGCGCCTTCGCCCGTCTTGCCGAAGATGCTTTCGAGTTCGGCGGGGCACTTGATAATGTCGCGCTCTTTCCCGCCGCCCCACAGCATCATGCTGGCGGTGAGTTCGAACATGAAATTCTTTTCGCAGATCGGCATCACGCCCTGGGGCTCGTATTCGGTTTTGCCGTTGACCTTTACCAGCTTTACTTTCTCGCGAGCGCGCATGCAGGCGATGATGTGCAGCGGCGACTGCAGCATCGAATTCATGAACGACTTGTGCTCGCGCTTCGCATCGTTCCACCGCGGGTTCTTCGGCGCCTGCCCGTCGCGGCCAGGTGCGTGCGCGATATCCTCGCATCCGCCGATGCCTTCCCACTCGTGCGATACGCTGTCGATCACCAGCACTTCCACGCCGGCATCGACGAACGCCTGGATGCCTTCGATGTATCGAGCCGGCGAAAACGGGGGCGTCAGGTCGCCAATCATGAATTTGTGGATCACGCCGTGTTCGTCCTGCAGCGCGTCGGAATAGAGGCGCCCGCGCCGGTTTTCCGTGCACATCAAGCCGACTTTCTTGCTGTCGTAGTTCGCCATCCCCCAGGCGAGTTGCAGCGCCGTGAATGTCTTGCCGCCGCCGGAAATTCCGCTCAGGCCGACGACCAGGCGCGCGCCTTCGCGGCTCGCTTCTTCGATTTTGAAAATGCTCATATGGTCCCGTCTCGTGTAGTTATTTGTTACGCGGCGCCGATCAAATGCGCGTTCCGGTTCATGTGCCACTGCGGCAATGCGACGGTCTGTACGGCATCGCCGTAGCCGTACCAGCACTCGCTGCGCTCGCAGGCGTCGTACACATCGAGCGCATGACGATACTTCGCGCGGCCGAGCGCCACGCTCTCATCATCGAGCACATACACCGCGACGGCGTGCGGCGGCTTCTTTTCGACGACGACGAACACGAACTGCTTCGCGATCTTCGGATGCGCCGCGAATTCGTCATAGCCGCCCTGGTGCAGCGCCAGGTTCAGCGTGTCCAGATAATACGCGTGCTGCATGTCATAGCCGTAGTTCGCAATCGAGCGCGCGAAGCCATCGGGGCTCGCGTCTTCCGTGGTCTTCAGATCCACCACGATGCCATCCTTGCGCCAGAAGTCGGGCCGCACGCGGCGCAGCACTCCCGTGTCGGGATCGATGGCGTACGCCGAGTGCTCGGCAACGCCCTGGCAGCCAGTGAGCAGCGCGCACGCGGCGGGGTGAGCCATGATTGCGTCGCGCATCCGATGGACCGTATCCCATTCGTCGGGGGTCATGATGCTGCGGTGGCCGTTCACGCGCTCCCATTCGGCCTTCACGTCGGACCAGAGAGTAACGGGCTTTCCGTTCGCGCGCAGGATTTCGGCGAGTTCGTGCCGGCTGCCGCTGGTGGAGAGTTTGCCCTGGCGTTGCGAGTTGATAGCTTCGATGTGCGCCTTCAAGTCGGCGCCGCGTGACGCTTCCAGGTCCGCAACGTCATGGCGAAGGTGGTCGGGCAAGTCGCTTTCCGCCTCGATGATACGCGCGATTTGCTCTGCCTTACTGCCCGTCGTCGGCAGCTTCGCCAACCTGGTGGCGTTCAGCTCTTCCACCATGCGCACCAGCACGTCGCGGTCTTCGATGGCTTCGGGCATGTCCTGCTGACGAAATGCCAGGCAGTAATCCTTGAAGAACAGTTCGGGCTCCAGCACGAGCCCGTGGAGTTCGCGGCCGATCCTGAAATGCTTTTTGTCCGGCATATTGTCGTTCGCCGCCGACATTTCACGCTTCGCCTTCAAATGCAGCGGCGTTTGATCGCGCAGCACTTTCAGCATGGAATTAGAAACGCCGACTCCAAGATGGTAATCGGCGTTATCGATATTAGGATAAACCCCCGGTTTCATACGGTCCCCTTCGCGGTGTGGAGATTGAATCGTACACCTTCCGTGAAGCCGCGTTAGTTGTATTTGCGCAACGTGACTTCACGTGATGTTTTTATGTGTATGCAAATGATTGCTAATTACAGTTTGCGTGCCTCGCAATCGCCATGGTGTTCAAACTGAACAGCTGTGCATAAGCTAAGAAAGCAATCCATTCATTTTCGATAGTTGCTCGTGCGCGCGCGCGATGATGGCTCGCATCTGTCGCGACATTTGCAGCACGTCTGGACTGTTAGCGAGCGCGATAGGCACGCAATAAACGCCGTCTGGCCCCTTGTGCAAAATTCCTTGCTTCGCCATCGCACTTAGTTTGCGGATAGCGGTAGCACGCGGAATGCCACAGTATTCCGCAAGCTTACTGACGTTCATGCGCCGCCCTTCCGCCTGACCAATGAAAACGGCGGCCCGTAGAATTACGGCGTCGGCGTTTCGTCCGAAGTATGGTGTTCCGTGGTATCCCAGGGCTAGCGCGCGCATCATTTCAAGCAAGGCGCTCATGACAACCGCGCGCTGTCGCACATCAATGATTTCCTGTGTCTCCCTCATGTGTCGCATTGTGCGTACTCCACGATGCTGGGTTAAAATCCACGTGGCAATAACGCGGATGCGGCGGCGGGGATCGATGACAATCAGTCTACGGGATTACCAGGACGACCTGGTGGCACGAACGGGGCAGGCATTGCGGCGCGTGCGGCGCGTGCTAGTGGTGTTGCCGCCCGGTGGCGGGAAAACAGTCATCGCTGCATTCATCGCCCAGGCGTTTGCTGGGCGCGACGCGCAGACGTTCTTCAATTGCCACCGCCAGGAGCTGCTAAAGCAGACAAGCGGCACCTTCACTGATTGCGCATTGCCGCACAGCTTCATTGCTGCAGGTCGCCCGATGTACGTCAACGCCAAGGTCCAGGTCTGCAGCGTCGATACGCTGAAGAACCGGCTTGCGAAACTTCCAGAGCCCAAGGCGGTTATATGGGACGAGTGCCACCACATCGGAGCAGCCGGATGGGCTGCGATCATGGCGGCGTGGCCGAACGCGTACCACATCGGACTGACGGGCACGCCCTGGCGACTGGACGGTGCGGGCCTGGGTGAATATTTCGATGAAATGGTTTTGGGGCCGACAGCCGCCGAGCTGATCGCGATGGGCAATCTTTCGCGATATGAAATCTACGCGCCGAACACGCCCGACATGAAAGGCGTTCGCAAGCAGATGGGTGACTTCGCCAAGGGCGACGCCGAGAACAAGATGCGCGAGCCGAAAATCATCGGCGATATCGTCACGCACTGGAAGCGCAACATCAACGGGCTGCTGACGGTAGGCTACGCCGTCAACGTCGCGCATTCGCGCTACATGGCCGAGCTGTTCAATTCAAACGGCATACCGTCTGCGCACCTGGATGGCGACACCGACGACGGCGAGCGCGAGCGCGCGATTCAGGCGTACGCGAGCGGCGACATTCGCGTGCTGTGGAACGTGAACCTGTTCGGCGAAGGGTTCGACTTGTCCGCATGGGCCAAGCGCCCCGTGACAATCGATGCAGCCATCCTCGCGAGCCCAACGGCGTCGCTTTCGCGATACCTGCAGGCTGCCATGCGCCCGATGCGCCCCGCGCCGAACAAGATAGCCATCATCAACGACCACGCCGGCAATAGCGGGCGCCACGGCTTCCCCGACGACGAGCGGGACTGGGACCTGAACGGCAGCGCGAAGAAGCCGAAGGCCGCCAACGACAACGGGCCGCCCCCGCCGATCACATGCGACCGCTGTTTCATGCAGATACGCCGGCCGATGCCGCCGAAATGCCCGCACTGCGGGAAGCTGCTGCTGGCCGAGGCGAAGGAAATCGAAGTCGGCGAAGGCGAGCTGGTGCGCATGACCGAAGCCGACAAGGCGCGTGTGCGCGCGCAGCGAAAACGCGAAGAAGCGGAGTGCAAAACGTTGGACGACTGGGTAAGCCTTGGCCGCCAGCGCGGATACGACTTCCCGCTGCAATGGGCGCGCAAGCGCCACGGCTACAGGGCTGCGCGCTCGTAAGCGAATTTCGTGCGACGTTTGTGCGGTGCATTACATTTTGAAACAACTATGTTTACCACTCAAGCGTTTGAACTCCCTACAATGCACGCACCATCACAACTTTTCACGGGAGTTCATCATGCAAATCGTTCTGACCGAAGTCACCCCGAAGCTGGCCGCCGAAATGTTGCAGCACAACGCCACGAACCGGCGCATTCGATCCAGCCACGTCAATGCCCTGGCGGACGTGATGAAGGCCGGCCAGTTCCAGACGACGCACCAAGGCGTCGCCCTGAATGAGCGCGGCGAAGTGGTTGACGGACAGCACCGCCTGCTCGCCGTCGTCAAGTCGGGCGTTGCTGTCACAATGCCGGTGGCGCACGGCGTGGACGCCGAGCACTACGGGCACCTGATGATCGATGTGGGCCTGAACCGAACCACGGCCGACGTGTACGCGGTGGACCGGTTCGTGGCGCAGCCGTGCACGTTCATCGCCTACATGCACCAGTCCACCAGGCACAAATCCGTGCTAGGGCCATATCTGGATGCGTTCGGTCCAATCATGACGGCAATTTCGAAGGGCGGCCGGCACATGCGACGCGGTGTCACGTCGGCCCCAGTCGTCGCAGCGGCAGCCATCCGCGTGGCGATGGGCGAAGACCCCGTGATGGTGAACAACAATTTTTCGGGGATGGTGCGGCTGGACTATGGCGTGCTGCCCCCCGTCGCAAACGCGTTCCTGCGGCAGTTGGCGAACGGAGTGATGGACCGCGCCAACAAGTGGGACCTTTTCGCGCGAGGCATGCGGGTATTCGACTCCAACGCCCAGCAGAACACGAAAATTCAGGTGAAGGACTACGGCACCGAGATAAACGAGGCGCGGGATTTCGTGGACCGGTTCATGCACTCGCCCAGGATGATTGAGGGTGCCCACGAGCGCATCAAGGTGCTGACTATCGATCACTGAGCACGATAGCGCATCACGATTTGTCATCCAGAAACTGAAGCCCGTAGAATCTGTTTCATCGGTTGCATAGCAACTGATCTAACAATCTACGGGCTTCGTCTATGAACGTCTTCCTCTTCGCACTGCTTGCGCTGTTTATCGTTGTGCTGTTCTTCGTGCACGTTCGCCAGCAGGCGCAGGCGTTCGGATGGATCAACACCGTAATCGAATTCATCGCGGCCGGCGGCATCGCCGTTCTTATCGGCCACCTGGCGGCTGCCGGCGTGCAATGAAACGCTTTCATTGCCGCTGCCGTCACTGCGACGCGCGCCGCGTGCTCAAACTCCACCCCGACAGATTCGACCGCCGTTCGTATCCGCCGTGCCGCACGTGCGGCCGGAAGAATTACCGCCTCGACCGGTGGATGGCGAGCCGCGACACAACGGCAATGCGCTGCGACTGCGCGGCCTATCACTTCCCGCACCGCCGGGGCTCTTTCTACTGCTGGCATCGAGCTGACGGCAGCGACCGCCTGCCAGGCCACGCGGACTTCTGGACGCGGGATATGTCCATCGACGATCACGCCGCGCTTGTTTCTCAAAACCAACCTATGGAGATTGCCGCATGACGAGCTTCAAACAGAAAATTCAGGACAAGGAAATCAAGCGCGCCGACGCGATGAAGGTGCGCTGGCAAGACCTGCACGAAGAACCGGGGTTCAACCTGCGTGACGAAAACGCCGTGGATGAGAACGGCGAAACGTTCCAGCAGAGCGTCGAGCGCCTGGCGGACTATATCGCCAGGGGCGGCCAGTATCCGGCCCTTGAGGTTCGCCCTCGCGCTGAAGGCGGCGTGTGGATCGTTGACGGCCATCGTCGGCGCCGCGCCATTGGGCTATGCATCGAGCGAGGCGTGCCGCTGCAGGACAAGGACGGCGACGTGTGGGTTTCCATCGTGCCGTTCGAGGGCAACGACGCCGACCGCACCGTGCGTATCCTCACGAGCCGCGAAGGCCGCGAGCTTGCCCCGCTCGAAACGGCGCGAGGATATGCGCGGCTGCGCGGGTTTGGGTGGGACAACTCTCGCATCGCGGTGAGCGTGCAGAAGACGCCGACGCACGTCGGCCAATTGCTGCTGCTCGCCGACGCGAACAGCGACGTGCAGAACATGGTGGCATCCGGCGAAGTTGCTGCCACGCTTGCCGTTCAAGTCGTGCGCGCTCATGGCGAAGAGGCCGGAAGCGTCTTGGCCGATGCTGCCGCCACGGCACGCGCCCAGGGCAAGAAGAAGGTGACGGCCGGCACGCTGAACGGCAAGCCGCTGCCGCGTGGCGTCGTGGATGAAGTCGAAGGCGCGCTGAAGTGGTTCATGGACGAGCTGAGCACCGACACGCGCGTGCAGCTGGCGAACGCCGAAAAAGCCCAGGACCCCGAGACGCCCATCATCGTCACCGCCGGCATGCTGCTGGAACTGACGAAAGCCGCCGGCATGATCGCGGACGCCCGCAAACAGCAGGCCGCCAAGGCGCGCGAGAAGGCGAACCGCGATGCGCAGACGGATATTGAGGGCTGATTATGAGCGAATTCGTATGCGCATGGTTTGAGTCAAGTAAAAAGTGGATTGTGCTTTTCCCTGACGGCTCAATCATTGATAGCGGGTTCGGCTCGATTGGGTGCGCCGTATTGGCTGCGCAAGAGCGGATGGGCGGCGCCGAAGCTGATTTCGAGTGCGAAGAAGACACGGGTACGCTGTACCGCTACGTGAAGGTTTCGCAGGCGGATATTGAGGGGGCAGCGTGAGCGAAGCAATGACGGTCCCGGCAAACGACAACGTACCGAAATTTCGCAAGTCGGAATGGTTCGTCGCTGACGCTCCGCTTAGAGACGCCCAAGAAATGGTGAGACAGCATCACTATTCGCGCGGGGGCAGCAACACCGCCGTATATGTGCATGGGCTTTTCAGGAAATACGACGGGATGCTCTGCGGCGTCGCCTGGTGGCTTCCTCCTACGCGAGTTGCTTGCGAGAGTGTCAACCGGGATCAATGGAAGCGCGTCCTATCGCTAACGCGCATGGTGATTCTTCCGTTTGTGCCAAAGAACGCAGCTAGCTTTCTGCTGTCCCGCAGCGTTCGAATGATTGAGCGCGACAAGCGGTTCGTGTCACTCGTCACTTATGCCGACGAAAGCCAGGGGCACACAGGGCACGTCTACCGCGCATCGAACTGGGACTATGCCGGCAGGACTGGGCCTTATCCGCGATGGGTTGACGCCGAAGGAAGGCAAGTGGCACCGAAGGCAACGACGAACAGGACGAAGGCGCAGATGATTGCACTGGGCCATACGAAAGTCGGCTCATACCACAAGCATAAGTTCGTCATGCACTTGGGCAACGTGGCAAACGACAATGTTCAATCATCGGATGCCGCAGCATGACTGAACACCGCATCCAGAACGAAATCCGCAACGCCCTGGCGGGCGAATGCCTGCTGTTCCGCGCGAATGTCGGGCGAGCATGGACCGGAAGCGATTTCATCCGGCTGCCGAACGGCGACATGCTGATAAAAAACCCGCGTCCGTTCGATACGGGTTTGCCGCCAGGTTTCGGGGATACGTTCGGGCTTGCGGCTCGCATCATCAAAGAACGCGATGTGGGCACGACGCTGGGGGTCTACATCGCAGGCGAAATCAAATCCGAGCGCGGGCGCGCATCGGAGAAGCAAGCGGCGTATCTGCGCGCCGTCAACAATAACGGCGGGTGCGCAGACGTGTGGCGCTCGCCGGCCGATGCGCTCGCGACTGTCGCGCGGGCGAAGGGACTCATATGAACTGCAAACCTGGGGATTTGGCGATTGTCATCGGCGCGCTGCACACGCCGGAAAACATCGGTCGCATTGTGGAAGTGGTGCGCCCTACGGCGCATGGCGACGTGTTCATGTCTTGCAACGGCCGGCACGCCACGCTTGGCGCCAATGGCGTATGGCCCGCATGGCGCGTCCGCTCCGACAAGCCGCTGTATTGGAGACTGCGCAACGGCTCGCTGATGGAAGTAATGGAGGTGCCCATGTCGGACCAGTTTCTGCGCCCAGTAAGCGGGATTCCGCTCGATGAAGAAACGTTCGACAAGGTGTCGGCATGAACGCGGTCAATTTCATCCGCCATCGCTCACGCATCGAGCACGAGTATCACGGGCGCGGCAAGCAGTACAAACGGGCGCTGTCGCACTTGGTGCGTGACGCAAAGGCAGCCCTGGTTGTCGTGCGCCGGAAGATCGTCGGGTATCGCCTGCCGACCGGTGAAATGGTTTGCGTCAAGACTCGATACCCCGACGAAGCGCATGCCATTGCCGACGTGCTGCGCATCCAGGCGCACGGCGACGGCCACCGCGTGCCGATCCGCGCTTATCCATGCCCGCACTGCAGGGGATGGCATACGACTTCGCAGCAGCGCGGCGCTATCCACATCACGCACCGATAGACAAAATCAAATATTCACATGCGTGAATGCGGCGCAGAATTCTCCCATCGACAACGCAATCACGAAGGGGAATGACGATGAACCAATGGCAATGCGCACTGTGCAAGGGGTTTTCGGAACTCAAGCCACAAGGAGAAGCGAAGGCAACTGACGGAAAGTTGTTTCGTATCTGTTGCGAAGTATCCGAAACGGCGGCAGCCGCACGAGCACGCCTTTGCGCAGCAGAACACGATTCAAACCGCGCCCGCTTCGGCGGGAATGGAGACACGAAAATGGCAACGTTCAACATCTGCAATCGGATCAGCGGCGCCGACCTTGGCAACTATGAGGGTGAGACGGAACGAGATGCGCTGGACGCATTCGCCCAAGATGCCGGCTATCGCGATTATGCAGACGCGTGCAAGCAGATTGAGTGCGACGAAAATGACGATGAACTCGTGGTGACCCGCCTTCCTAATTGACGCGCTCACCATGTCACCACACGAACTGATCCGAGCGCAGCGCGCCTTGTGCCTTTCCTGCGAAGAACTCGCCGAAACGCTTGGCGTGTCGTGGGACAGCGCGCGCCAGTGGCGAAGCGGGCGCCGTAGCATCCCCGATCACGCAGCACGCCGAATCACTGATCTGGTGGCGATGCCGGAAACAGAGCGCGAAGCCGTCATCTTCCGGCGCAAGGTGAAGTGGCGGCGCGCTGCGTGATGCGCCGTGACAACGGGGTAAATTCACAATCGCGAAGGCGCGATGATACAATGGGCGCCTACGCTCCACACAACGATCACGCCACAATGAACGAGAAAACCAAGCGACTGCGCGATCTGATGACCGCGCACAAAATGACGGCGGCGGACGTTGGCGAAATCCTGCATCGCAAGCCGCATACCGTGCATGTGTGGATGTGCGATGCGCGCGTAATCCCGGCTGATGCCCTTCGTGTGCTCGAACTCGAACTGGCGCGGCGCGGGGTTGGCGCGTGAATAAACTTGACTTCGCGGCGATTGAAGACGCGCTAGACCCGTACGTTGTCGTTCCGCAATGGCTGCCTGGTGGCGAGCTGCGCGGGGCTGAATACGTCGTGGCGAATCCACGGCGTGATGACCGCAACCCAGGAAGTTTCAGCATCAATCTGCGCAAGCGCGTGTGGAAGGACTACGCGAGCGATGACGCGGGCGCGGACATGGTGAGCCTGTACGCGTTCCTTTTTCACGGCAACAACCAGGGCGCAGCGGCTCGAGAGCTGGCCGACAGTCACGGCGTGCGCATCGGCGACCCGCAAACGCGCGAGCGTGCAGCGAACAATGTTCGCGCCATCGACGAAGCGAAGCCAGAACCGCAATTTCCCGTCCCTGCCGGCGTCGCAGAGCCATCGTTTAAACATGCTCGATGGGGCAGGCCGTCGCACACGTACGCGTACCGCGACAAGGACGGCAAGCTGCTGATGTACGTCTGCCGGTTCGACCCCGAGGGCGAGCGCAAGCAGGTCATTCCCTACAGCTGGTGCAAGCATCCAGACGGCGCCGAGCGTTGGACTTGGCGCGGTATCACGGGCAAGTCGCAGCGCCCGCTGTATGGCCTGGATCGCCTGGCGGCGATGCCCGATGCCGACGTTATCATGGTCGAAGGCGAGAAAGCCGCCGACGCCGGCCAGGAACTGTTCGGCGATGCTGCCGTGGTCGTGACGTGGATGGGCGGCGTGGAGACGGCCGACCGCGCCAGCGTGCGCGCGCTCGATGGGCGGCGCGTGTTTCTGTGGCCTGACTTCGATGCGCAGCGCGACGATGCGGGCGAGCTGAAGCCGCTGCACGAACAGCCTGGCATGCGCGCCATGATGGCGATTGCCACCAGTCTGAAAGGCGTGGCCCGTGAAACGCATATGGTGCGTTACACATTGGGACCTGAGCGCGTGGCGCACGGCTGGGACCTTGCTGATGCACTGAACAGCGGATGGAGCCGCGCAGACGTGCTTGCCTATATGGGCGCGAACACGGGCGACCCGTGGCATGTCGCGAGCGGTGCAGCGCTTACCCCTCCTGCGCCCCCTGCCCCGGCGAACGACAACAAACCAGCTGCAGCTGTCCCGCTCGATGCAGCAGTGAACCCGTTCGGCTTCCCGCACCTGTCGGACAAGGGACAGCCGATGAATACGTGGGAGAACCTGGAATATCTGCTGGGTGAGTACGGCATCACGGCGCGGTACAACGTCATTAAGAAGGACGTTATCGTGTCGATCCCTGGCAGAGATTACGGCGATGACAGCGCTGCGAACTGCGCACTGGCCGAAATAAATTCACTGTGCGCGCGCAATCGCATGCCGAAGTCGGATACGGCCGACTACATGAAACTGATTGGCGTGCAGAACCGCTTCAACCCGGCTGCACAGTTGATCGATGCAAAGCCCTGGGATGGTGTTACCCGCCTGCCCGCGCTATATGCGACGCTTTCGACTGCGCCTGGATACGACCGCTCATTGCTCGAAATGCTTGTGCGCCGCTGGTTGATTTCGGCGGTCGCTGCTGCGCTGAAACCTAACGGTTTCTGGTCTAAGGGCGTCCTTGTGCTGCAGGGCGCGCAGTCGCTTGGCAAGACGGCATGGATTAAGGCGCTGCTGCCGGCGTATTGCCGCGACCTGGTGAAGATCGGCGCGAGCATCGACCCCGCGAACAAAGACACTATCAGCAGCGCCATTGGGCACTGGGTTGTCGAACTGGGCGAGCTGGACGGCACTTTCCGCAAGGCTGATATCGCGAAGCTGAAAGCCTTTATCAGTCAGGATATCGATCTGCTGCGCCGGCCGTACGACCGCCTGGAGTCTCAGTATCAGCGCAAGACGGTGTTTTTCGCCAGCGTGAACCCTGAGCGTTTTCTGGCAGACGAAACCGGCAACGTGCGCTGGTGGACTATCCCAGTCATAGACGTGGACTATCAGCACGCAATCGACGTTCAGCAGCTGTGGGCTGAGGTTGCTGTGCTGTACCGCAATAACGAACGCTGGTGGCTGGAGCGCGACGAAGAAGCCATGCTGGAGGTCGTGAATCGCGATCACGAAGCCGTTGATCCGCTGGAAGAGCGTCTGCTGCAGTTCTTCGATTGGAATCGCGCCGGCATGGGCGAAGCGATGACGGCAACCGACGTGCTGCTTTGCGTCGGGTTCGACAGGCCGACGAAATCGCAGGCAACGGACTGCAGCCGCTTGCTGCAGAAGCTGACGGGCGACAAGCCGCGCAAGTCTGGCAGCCGGCGCCTGTTCAAGATGCCGCCGCGCTCTGCCCCGCAGCGCGATACTACCGAAGACGGCAGGCCATTCTGATGACGCGGCACGGCGAGCGCATGGTGACGCTGCACGACGGCACGGAAGTGTCGAACTACAGCGAGGAATGGCGCCACGAATGCGAGGCGCGCGCCATCCTCGCCATGCCGCGTAAGAGCCAGCGCCAAGATTACCTGTGGGGCTCGCTGGACGAGCGCGGCAAACCACGCGGTGGCGTGCTGCAGATACGCGGCGAAGATGCCGTGCGGCGCCTGGAGGAAACCATCCTGGCGCTATGGGAGAAAAGGAAGCAGATGGAAGCCGCCTGATTGGCGGCTTTTTTATTGGCTGCGTTCAGGCGATAGCGAAAATCAATTTCTATTCACGTGTGTGAATGCGCACAATTCATTTCATCACATCACGACGCAAACAACATCATGAGCCGCCTTGCATCCGACCTGCTGGACCTGCTGGCAATGCCTCGCAATCCTGATGGCAAGCTTGGCGGCCTGATCGAACTGCTTCTGCGCGAATATGCGCTTAACATCATCGCGCCTGGATGCGCGAACATTCACGGGGGTCTGTAATGAAACGAACGATGATTGCCGCGCTGATGATGGCGGCAGCCACGGTATCGCACGCTGAATCGTGGTTTGAATTCGAGGGCGGCATCGGCGCGAACCGGTACGGCTATCAGGGCGATGGGACCTGGTATCAGCAGGCTGCGCAGCACGAGATTTCACGCAATGCCTTGGCATTCAGCGCTGGAGCGCGCTTCAATCTCTACCAGGCAGAGAACTGGGGCGTGCGAGCACACGTCGATTACGTCAACCTGGGCCGCGCCGTCACGCACTGCAGCTGCACCAGCGATGCGAACTACAATTTCGAGGCGCACGCCATCGTCAACAAGGCTGGCCCTTACTGGCAATTCAACGGCAGCGGCACGCAGCAAGGCATCGCACTGACGATTGAACCGTATCTGCGCTACCAGGGCTGGACGTTCGGCGTAGAGGGCGGACTGTTCCCGTATCGGCCGGATTGGAATGAAACGGTTTTCATCGACGGCCAACAGATCGGCATCAACACGCCGCACAAGGTGCAGTTCGGCAAGGTCGTCGGCGCGTCCGTCGAACGCGGAAATCTAGGCGTTTCGTATCGGCACTACTGGCTGCCGTCGCGCTACAGCGACACATCGGCGCCGTCGTTCGCAACTGGCGCTGATGTGGTGATGGTGACGTACCATTTCTGAGATGCATCATGCACGAATACCGTGTGTATGTCGGCCAGCGCTACATCGGCACAGTGCGCGCTGACGGCTACGAACAAGCAGTGGACCGCGCGCGTGTGCAGTTTCACTTCGGGCCGCACGCGATGGTTCGGGTTAGTCGTGTCGAGAGTTGGATTTGATAATCGGGAGATTTATGAATCACGAAGAAAAATTGCGCAGCATCGAAGCACTGCTGCTGGATGCCGTGAAGGCCCCCACATGGTACGGCACACGGGACGGCGCGCGAGCAGCGCTGTATTCGCTGCAGGCGGCGATTGCGGCGATGGTGAAGGAAGCTGAACCAGGGCCGACCCGCGAGGTATTGGCAGGGCTCGATGCGATTAGTGCTTTCGATTTGTCGGGCGCGCTGTCAGAACTGCGAACAATTAAGGATGGCTTAAACGTTGCTGCCGCCCCCGCTGCGCCGGCTGTAGCGCCGAATCGAGATGCGCTGGGGAAGTTGCGAGCAAGGATTTTCGACCATCTTGCGGCATGGACAAAGGAACACCTGGACGGCAAAGTCGAGTTCATCAATTGGCTATGCAGCGAATTCGAAGCGCTATATGCCGCCCCCGCACCGGCCGAGCCGAAGGGAGAGCAGCAATGCACCTGCGGAGGTGGCCTAGGCCATACGCGCACGTGTACCGCTTTCGACGAATCGATGATGCGTTACGAGCCATTCGCGAAGCCCGAGCAGCGCGCGGCGACTTTGAGCCCTCAGCAAATCGAAGAAATCATGGAGCAAGCGCAGGTATTCGCGTCCGCATGGTCGCTTGTTGGCGGGGTATTCGATCACGGCGACGCGCTTGAAACGGCCGAGCAGGAGAAAGCAAACCTGCGCGCACTTCTCGCCGCGAACAACGGAGGCAGCAATGAGTGACAGCAAAGCGATGAGCGAGCGCGAGGCGTGGGACGGAGACTGCCGGGAAAGCCGTGTAGCCTTCCGCAATTACGACTCGATAGCCGAGCCCGCTAGAGGCAAAACACCGTGGCAAATCTGGCGCGATGCGTGTGCGTGGCAAGCCCGCGCAAGTCTCGCTGCAAGCGCGGGGAAGGCGGAATGCGCGTATGCGCTGATTGGACGGCAGCTAATTTCAAGCGGTCTTTACGACCGCATGGCTGACGCCGACAGCAATGATGAGGCAGCAGGATTGATCAGCGAGTTGGTTTCTGTAGTCGATCCTATCTTGAACACCAAATATGAGCGCCATAATGCCGCCCCGACGCCCGCAGCAGCGCAGACCATCGGGGGATCGCGCGCAAGCGCCGGTACGCAGCCTGTCGTCACTGTAACGGCTCAAGTTATGGCACAGATCGCCGAGCTCGAAATCGCGCGCCCTGATCGGGTGGAGGGGGAATCGTGAAATGCGAAATCTGCGGTTACGGTCCGACGCATGGCACGTCGGTCTACCGCATCAATCCGAAAGGCGAAATCGGGCGGTGGCGCTGCATGGCGCACAAGCCCGACAACGGCGATACGGAAATTCTGCGCATTATGGCTGATCTTGAGCGTCAGGGCGGTGCAGTGACGAACGACGCGGCGATGGGAGGCGGCGAGTAGCCACCAGGCGTAAGCGCTCAGCGATCAACCCGGCTTCGGCCGGGTTTTTTGCTTTTGTGGCGAGCATTCGCCATGCAAGGTACAATGTGGCTACATCAACTCGTCCCATAAACCCATCATGGACAACATCGAACGCATCGCTATTGCTCTTGAGCGCATCGCCGATGCCTTGGAGCGTAACAGGCGCGCCGCGCCTTCCCGCATCAACGCAACCGCCGCGCATATTTTCGTCGAGGCAATGAGGGAGCACCGACACAAGCTGAAAGGCCGGATGAGCATAGAAGAGATTGCCGCCGCTATCGAGATGAGCGTCACGCGCTCCGACAGAACAGCAATCGGCGAAGCGCTTACCCAATATGGAGCGCGAAAAGGCAAGTCGGGCTCCGCGCGATACTACGTCTTCGACTAACGTTGGTCCCAGATGGCCCCACTTTGGGGCCAGAATTTTTTGCGCTGGCCCCACGCCAAACCCTTATCCTATAAGGCTCTAAGCTACCTTGGGACCAAGTGGTACAAGAAATATAAAGAAGAACGTAGGCTATTACCGGGGAGCGATAATAGCCCATAGTATTTATAGCAATTCGTGTCCCTGGTGGTCCGTGGTCCCAAATTGCTGTCCATCACATCGCGAAGCAGATAGAATCCACACATTGACAAACGGGGGTGCGTCGATGATGCGATTGCCTAGAAGCGTGCAGGAAATAGCTGACGTGATCGGCCGTGAACGTGCGTTGTATCTGATCGGGCAATTGCCGCGATGCGTGGCCGGCGTGGAGGGTAAGCAGTCGTCTCGCGTCGTTCTGTACGTGCCCAGCGTCAGTAGATTGGCGCTCAGCCATCCGCTTGTACGGATTCTCGGCTACCTGGATGCCGTGAAGCTGTGCAAGGCATTCGGCGGGGAAATCCTGCAGCCCGCGAACTGCACGGATATTTACAAAAGCTATCGAGATTTGATGATCGATAGATATACACGCGAAGGCATGCCGTCGAATCAGGTAGCCGCCATCATGGGGGTATCGCGTGAAACCGTGAACGCACGCCGACGCACGCAGATTCCACAAGAGGAATTGCCGGAAGCCGCAAACGACAATGCGCCAATCGTACGAAAGGCGCATGCGAATGGAAAACGGGGTAGAAACTCGCTCGTGGCTGCTGGCTAAGCTTGCCGGCGTTTGGACCGTCGTAGGCATCACGTCCTGGTCGGAAGCCGCAAGCTTCATGGCGTTCTGCCTGACTTGCTGGATTTTCGGCGGTCACATTTGGCGCGATGCACTTCGGCCGCTGCTGGTGCACTTCGGCATTGTCAAACCGCTGACGCCCGAACAGGCGAAGCTTGAAGCTATTGAGGATAGCCACGATGCCGGCTAAACCTCGCGCACGAACCGTCATCGGAGCGCTGGCAGTCAGCGCAGCTGCATTCACGACCTGGCAGGCTCGCGAAGGGTTTACCGATCATGCTGTGATACCTGTAAAGGGCGACGTGCCAACCATCGGCCACGGTTCGACCCATTACGAGAATGGCGCACCCGTGAAGATGGGTGACACGATCACACGCAAGCGCGCCGATCAGCTGGCGCGCAATCTCATGTCGAAAGACGAGCAGCGTTTCAAAGCGTCGCTTCCGCCCAGTGTGATGCTCACGCAGGATGAATACGATGTGTACATCGATTTCGTCGGCGAATACGGCATTGCGAACTGGAATCTTTCGAGCATGCGTCGTGACGTGATCGCAGGCCGGTATGCGCAGGCGTGCGCTGATCTGAAGCGCTATCGGTTCGTTGCCGGCTATGACTGTTCTACACCTGGCAATCATCGCTGCTATGGCGTGTGGACGCGTCAGCTGGCGCGGTACAACCAATGCATGGGGATGAAATGAGTTTAGTCGCTGTCGCTGCGTTGTGCGCTGTTTCGTTCGTCGCTGCCGCCCACGCTGCCTTCTATTTCCTCAAGAGACTGATTCTGGAGCGCCAATGATCGCGGCAATCATCCCCTGCCTGACGGCTGTATTCTTCGCATTCGCGGCTGCGATTGGTTGCTACGAATTCGGCCATCACGTCGAGCACGAAGCACGCGTGGCTGAAGTGAATGGCATCAAGGCTGAGCAGGAACGCCAGCTGGCTGCAGCCAACGCAGCGCGAGCTGAAGCCGAGCAGGCGGCCCGCGAGACAGAGCAGAAGCGCGTTGCCGACATGGCGATGCTTGATGCGAACTACCAAAAGGAATTGAGCGATGCGAAAGCTGCTACTGACGCAACTATTGCTGAGTTGCACGCTGGCACTGTGCGGTTGCGCAGCCGGTTCAAATGCCCTGCCGCCCATCCCGCCAGCGTGCCCAGCGCCCCCCAAGCTGGCGCCAGTGCCGCCGGAGCTGATGACGGCGCCGGACTTCAGCCGGCGGATGCAGGATTTCTTGTTCAACTCGCCCGCGACGCCGACGCCAAAGTGAGGGCGCTGCAGAGCATCCTACGCAACGAACGCGATGGGGAGTGATGCATCGTGACCAGACGGCGACGGAGCAGCGCGGCACGTGGGATGCAGTTAGGGTATTCACCTATTGACATGCATCGTTGTTGCTCAAAAGCAACGGGTCCTTCCGGGCCGGGTGACCGTCCGGGGGCAGAGGTCCCGCGCCATTCGATATCTGGCTGATTCCACAATCTGAAATTTTTGATTGCTGATGCTCGTCAATAGGCAAGAACTATCGTCCGCAATGGGGATTTCGCTTCCCACGGTGGACCGTTGGATACGCGACGGCTGCCCCGTGAAGCAGCGCGGCGCCAAGGGCGTGCCGTGGGAATTCTCGCTGCCCGATGTTGTGGCCTGGTGGGGCAACCGCCAGCGAGAAGCGGCGGCGGGCGACGGACATGCAGATGAAGCCGAGCTGAAACGCCGCAAGCTGGCGGCAGAAACGGCCAAGGTCGAACTTGAGCTTGCGCAGGCCCGCGCCCTGGTGGCGCCCATCCGCGACTTCGAGCGCGCCCAGTCCGCCATGTTCGCCGCGATCCGCGCCAACATCATGAACGTGCCGCAGCGCGTCGTGGTGCAGCTGCTTGGCGAGACGAACGAAACGATTTTCAAACAGAAGCTACGCGCCGAACTGACGCTGGCACTTGACTCTGCCTCAAAGGCTGAGCTGGCGCTGGACGATGACGACGCCCAGGACGATGACGAAAACGACGAGTGATGAAGCGTTGCTGGAGTACGCCACCCCATGCCAGGCCGAACGCATCCGCGCATACTGGGAGCACGGATTGGGCGGCGCCGCGCGGCACCTTGGCGTCAATCAGCGTGTGATTTTGCTCGCCGCTCAGCGCGTGAAGGCGAAGGCCGCGCGCCAGGGATACTCGCCCGACCACGACATGGTTCGCCGCGTGCCGGACGGCTTCTATGCCAAGGGCGTGAGCACCTACTACAACAAGGACGGCAAGCCTGCCGGCCAGTGGGTGAAGTCGAATATCGACCTGGAGCGGCAGCACCAGCTGATGCGGGAAGCCGTCGAGGCGATGAAGGAAGACGTGCGGCCCGCGCGCGCTGTTCCCCCGCCTGCCACGACGCTGGCGCAGCTGCTGAACTGCTACGTCATCACTGACTATCACCTGGGGGCGAAGTCGTGGGGCGAGGAAACCGGCGCAGACTGGGACACGAGCATTGCTGAAGACTTGTTGGTGTCGTGGTTCGGCGCGGCCATCGCGCAGGCGCCCGATGCGCGGTACGGCGTCCTGGCGAATCTAGGCGACTTCATGCACTGGGACGGCCTGGAGGCAGTCACGCCGACGAACCGGCACATTCTGGACGCGGATACGCGATTCCAGAAGCTGGTCCGCGTCGCCATCGCAGTGTTTCGGCGCGTCATCGCCATGCTGCTGGAGAAGCACGAACAGGTGTTCGTGATTATGGCAGAAGGCAATCACGACATTGCCAGCAGCGCCTGGCTGCGCGAGCTGTTCGCGGCGCTGTATGAGGCAGAGCCGCGCGTCGAAGTCGTGACGCGTCCCGATCCGTATTACTGCATCGAGCATGGCGCCACATCTCTGTTCTTCCACCACGGCCACAAGCGGCGCCGCGACAGCCTGGAAACGGTGCTCATTGCGAAATTTCGCGAGGTGTTCGGCCGCACGCGGCACAGCTACGCGCACACGGGCCACTTGCACCATGACGTAGTGCGCGAAACGAACACGATGCACATCGAGCAGCACCGCACGCTTGCCGCTCCGGACAGCCACGCCAGCCGTGGCGGCTGGGTGAGCGGGCGCGATGCGAAGTGCATCACGTACCATTCCGAATTCGGCGAGGTCGGGCGCATCCTGATTTCGCCCGACATGCTGTCTGCATGATGGACGCGGCCCAGTTCTCCAACATCGACGCCGTTCTGGCGGCCATCCGGCGCGCTGCTGCGCACCTGGTGCCCCCGCCTGACATGCTGCCGTCTGAGTGGGCAGAACGGAACGTTCGCATTCCCATCGGCAACAAAATTCCCGGCCCGATCAACTTCGATAACGCGCCATACCAGCGCGGCATGATTGACGTAATCAAGGAACCCGGCGTGCGCCGCGTGTCGTACAAAATGGCCGCGCAGACGGGGAAAACGACGGTTCAGCAGTGCGTCACCGGTTATTTCATCGACCACGAGCCGCGAAGCCAGATTTTCGTGCAGCCGACGCAGGGCGATATCCAGACATTCCTGGAAACGAAGCTGCGTCCGATGCTCGATGCGAACCCGACGATCAGCGCGAAAATGGCGAAGCAGCGCGGGCGCGAGGGCGTGAACAACAGCCGCATCATTTCGTTCCTGGGGGGATGGCTGATGTTCTCCTGGGCGGGCTCGCCGAAGACGCTCCGGGGCCGCTCTGCGCCCGTCGTGCAGGCCGACGAAATCGACGGCATGGACGCGACGCCCGAGGGCGACCCTGGCGAGCTGCTGGCGCAGCGTGCCGCGACGTTCGGCGATGAAGCGCTGCGCACCGAAAGCAGCACGCCGACCGTGAAGGGCGCGAGCCGCATCGATACCGGGTTCGAAGAAGGCGACCAGCGGCGGTATTACGTCGCCTGCCCCGACTGCGAATCGCCGCAGTATTTCAAGTGGGCGAACGTTCACTGGACTGGACGCCAATCCACCGACATTCACGACGCCGAAAAGGACGTGGGCGTTGAGCACGAGCCGGCCACGGCGATGTACGCGTGCGAGGTTTGCGGCTCGCTGTGGGACGACGGCCAGCGCATTGCCGCCATCCGGAACGCGGAAAGCCTGGGGCACGGCTGGAAAGCGTCTAAGCCGTTCAAGGGTCACGCGTCGTTCACGGGGCCGGAATTCCTTTCGACGTTCAGGCGCATGCGCGACATTGTGCAGTCCTACCTGGACAAACTGGCGCTGGGCGATCTGCAGTCGTTCGTGAACGTCAGCCTGGGCGAGTCGTTCGAAGAGAAGGGCGACAAGGCGGACCCCGACAGTCTTATGGCTCGCCGCGAGGCGTACGCGGCTCAGGTGCCGATGGGCGGGGTATGGCTTGGCGCCGGCATCGACGCGCAGCAGGATCGCCTGGAAGTGCAGATTATCGCGTTCGGTGTCGGCGAGGAATCCTGGCGCATCGATTACCGCGTGCTGTGGGGCGACCCGCTCGCGCCCGACGTTTGGCAGGACCTGGAAGTGCTGCTGGAAGAAGAGTGGGAGCACGAAAGCGGCGCCATGCTGCGCATCGGTGGCGCCTGCATCGATACCGGCGGAACGAACTCGTACACGCAGACGGCATACGACTGGCTGCGCGGAAAGACGGGCCGACGCGTGTTCGGCGTGAAGGGCGTGGCCGGCTGGGGGCGCCCTATCGTCGAGAAGCCGCAGCGCAAGCAGTCGGGAAAGAATGCGCGCAAGGTGGACCTGTTCCTGGTCGGCGTGGATGAAGCCAAGCTGATTACGATGCGCCGTTTAAACAATACGACGCCGGGGCCGGGATACTGCCATTTCAGCGAAGACGCTGACGCCGAATACTTCCAGCAGCTGACGGCCGAAAAGCTGGTGACGCGGTACGTCAAGGGCTTCCCGAAGCGCGAATGGACGAAGCCCGACCGCGCGCGCAACGAAGCGCTGGACACGTTCGTGTATGCGTTCGCCGCGCTGAAGATCATGCAGCCGAACCTGAAGCGCCTGGCCGAACGCCTGCAGGCCGAAGCCCCCCGCGAGACGCGCGAGCAATGGGCGCGCAGAACAGCGGTAAGTGCAGCGAAAATCGTCGAAACGCTAAAAAATCCTGAGAAATTGCAGGAAAAAGTCGCGCAGAACCCACAAGAGGAACAACCGGCGCCACGACAGGACAATGGGCGCATTGTTCGGTCCAAACGTGCCCTAAACGCCAGGCGAGGCGGCGGGACGTGGGCCACGAAGTGGTGACCGATGACCCCCTGCACGCCTACCCTGCCCGATCAGATCACGGCCGGCCTGGATTTCCAGGCCACCGTTGACGCGCCCGATTATCCAGCCACCGCGTGGACGTTGACGGCCGTCATTCGGGGGCCGCAGGCCATCAATCTGACGGCGACGGCTGACGGCACGTCGTTCGTATTCGCCGCGCCTGCGGCGACGACTGCACAGTGGGTTGCTGGCGATTATTGGTACAGCCTGCGCACCACGAACGGCAGCGCGACGCTGGAGGTTTCCAGCGGCCAGCTGACCATCCTGCGCGACCTGGCGGCAATCACGACGCCGT